CAAGATCTTTTGAAGAGTATTTAAAATTAAATGTGATTCGACCATTTATTCCAACGGGATCTGCTTGGTCTCAAGGTGGTTGGACTCCGACAGAGAAAGATATAAGAGACTTTTTAATTACAGCTAGAACTATGGGATTTAAGGCTGCTAATTTTTGGTCTTGGGAACATACTGAAAGAATTTTTAAATTGTGGGATGAAATTTCCCTATTTAACTGGCCAGTTGAACAAGAAGAGCCAGATCCTATTATTATAGATCCGGAGGATGATATGGACATTGAAAAAGTACGTGCTTTATTAACGGAATTTCCAAATGCGCAATTAGTGATTAATTTACATATGGATATTAGTGAAGAATCGGATGTTGAAGTACCAGATCCTGGCACTAATCCACCTCCGCCAGTTCCGCCGTCTAATGAAATTCGTTATAAAGTTGATACTGAAGGTCCACCAAAGAAAGGAAATTCAAGGGTTAAAGTTCGTCCAAGTCCTGGGGCTAACGAACATGATTTTGTTGTTCATGGCGATATATTATACGGACCTGGAAAAGAATTAAGTGATCATTATTACGTTACTCGTAAAGTTGGTGGAGATTTGATTCCGGGTTATGTTGAAAAGCAATGGGTTAAACCTTATTAAGGTTTAATGTTTTAAAAACTCCACATAATCTTTAAAGAGGCTCTGACTGTTTCCTCCTACACGGCTTGTCACCGTTTTTCTCCTTTCGATCCTTTTATAGGTTTCCTTTTAGTCAGAGTCTCTTTAAAGATTATGTGGAGTTTAATTAAATTTAAGGAAAAAATTCAAAATGGGTGCACTTAAGAAGGTTTCAGCTAAACCTGTAAAAAAAGTTGCTCCAGCAAAAACTCCAGAAGCAAGAGAACATCAATTAATTTCACTTGCTGTTGATTTAGCCGAGAAACAACTTTCTGAAGGTACTGCATCCGCGCAGGTTTTAACTCATTATTTGAAGTTAGCTACCACTAGAGAAAAATTAGAAAAAGAAAAATTAAAAAAAGAGAATTTACTTTTGGAAGCTAAGACTGAGGCATTAAAATCTGCAAAGAATATTGAAGAACTTTATAGTCAAGCTATTAAAGCGATTCAGTCTTATAGCGGTAATGGAACAAGTAATGAAGAAGATACTGAAAGTTAAATCTTATAAGGAGTTATCTCGGTTAAAAACTTTTGAAGAACGATATGAGTATTTACGTTTAACAAGTTTTGTTGGAGTCGAAACTTTTGGATTTGATAGATATCTTAATCAAATTTTATATAAATCTTATGACTGGAAAAAGATTAGAAATAAAGTAATACTTAGAGATGAGGGTTGCGATTTGGGAATTAAGGATCGTCCAATTCACGATAAAATAGTGATACATCATATAAATCCTATTAGTTCTGAAGATATAGAGAATGGCGATCCAAAAATTTTTGAATTAGAAAATTTAATATGTACTTCTAATGATACACATCTAGCAATTCACTTTTCTAATGAATTTTTAATCAATAAAGATCCTATTGAGAGACGTCCAGGTGATACAATTCCTTGGCGATAAGTTATTGGAGGTTATATGAGTGATAGTATATTGCTTACAATTAAAAAAGCGCTAGGAATTGAAAATGAATTTGATGGTTTTGACGTTGACATTATTATGCATATTAATAGCGCTTTAATGGTACTTAATCAATTGGGTGTTGGTACTATTAATTTTAAGATTACAAGTATCGATGATGTTTGGAGTGATTTTTTAGGAACGAATTTAGATATAGAGAGTGTAAAAACTTATATTTATCTTAAAACGCGTTTAGTTTTTGATCCTCCGACTAATTCTTTTTTAGTAAGTGCAATTCAGCAAGAAATTAAAGAATGGGAATGGCGTTTAATGGTTCAGAAAGATCCTATTATACCAGAGGAGGTTTAAAGGACGTGAAAGTTATTAAACATTATGGTACATTAGGAATGCGGTGGGGTCGTCGAAAGGTTAGAAGTAAATCCGGATCAAAAAAAACCGTATCTAAAACATCAAAAATTATAAAAAAGATTTCTTCTGTAAAAAAAAAGAAAATTTTCAGTTTAAATGAATTTGAAAAAGAATTAGGTAAACGTTTATTAACTGAGGCTCTTGCTATAGGTGGTTATGCAGCAATACGATATTTTCAATATAAAAAATATAATTCGCGAAATGTCATTCCTAAAAGTAGGCAAATAGCTCCAGCGGCAGGATTAATCATTGATGCTGTTTTTAAAAAGTGAGGTTTTTTTTTATGACGAAAAAAGATATTCTAAAACATTATGGTGTTCTCGGAATGAGATGGGGTAGAAAAAAAGGCGATGGTTCATCTTCTGGAAAATCAAGTAAAAAACAAGATACACGGAGTGAAGATTATAAAGTAGTAGCCGGGATTAAAAAGAAAAAAATTTCTGAAATGAGTAATGCCGAACTACAAACTGCTTTATCTCGACTTAATGCTGAAAAACAATATCGAGAATTAAATAAATCTAGAGCTAGTAGAGGTAAATCATTGATTGAAAGTGCTTTATCTAATGCTGGTAAAAAGGCTTTAACTACTGTTGCTACGGCTGTTTTCGTAAAAGCTTTACAGCGTGGTTTAAATTCTGCTTTTAATAAGTGAGATTAGATAATGACTCTATCAAACTCTGCAATTCCCAAGTATTATGGTGAGTTCCGTGATAAAGTTATTCGTGGAGAAATACCAGTTTGCAGAGAAATTTCAATGGAGATGAATCGTATAGATTCTCTGATACAAAATCCTGGAATTTATTACGATGATGAAGCAATTGACGGCTTTATTAAATTTTGCGAAAACGAATTAACTTTAACTGACGGCCAAGATTTACAGTTATTAGATTCATTTAAGTTATGGGCGGAACAAATTTTTAGTTGGTATTATTTTGTAGAACGAACTATTTTTCAACCTAGCGCCGATAATAAAACCGGTCGTTATGTTCGTAAAAGAATTAAAAAGCGTTTAGTTAATAAACAGTATTTAATTGTTGCTCGTGGCGCTGCTAAATCTATGTATGCGTCTTGTATACAGAATTACTTTTTGAATGTAGATACTTCTACAACTCATCAAGTAACTACTGCCCCTACTATGAAACAAGCCGAGGAAGTAATGTCCCCGATAAGAACTTCTATAACGAGAGCTAGAGGCCCGCTATTTAAGTTTCTAACGGAGGGATCATTACAAAATACTACTGGTTCTAGAGTTAATCGAGTTAAATTAGCTTCTACTAAGAAGGGTATTGAGAATTTTCTTACGGGATCAATAGTAGAAATCCGTCCAATGTCGATAGATAAGCTTCAAGGTTTAAGGCCCTTTGTTTCCACTATTGATGAATGGTTATCTGGAGATATTAGGGAAGATGTTGTTGGTGCTATTGAGCAAGGGGCATCTAAGTTAGAGAATTATTTAATAGTTGCTATGAGCTCGGAAGGAACTGTTAGAAACGGAAGTGGCGATACAATCAAAATGGAATTAATGGACATTTTAAAGGGCGAATATATTAATCCTCATGTGTCAATATTTCATTATCGATTAGACGATGTTGAAGAAGTTAAAGATCCTAGAACTTGGTTAAAGGCTAATCCCAATTTGGGAAAGACCGTATCTTATGAAGTTTATCAATTAGATGTGGAAAGGGCCGAGAAAGTACCGAGTGCTAGAAATGATATTCTTGCTAAAAGATTTGGAATTCCTATGGAAGGTTACACCTATTTCTTTACTTATGAAGAGACACTACCTCATAGACGTAGAGATTTTTGGGGTATGCCTTGTTCTATGGGATTGGATCTTTCTCAAGGCGATGATTTTTGTGCTTTTGTGTTTCTTTTCCCCCTGTCAAATGGTGGATTTGGGGTAAAAACTAGATGTTATATATCTTCTTTAACTCTTAAAAAACTTCCTGGTGCTATGCGTTTTAAATATGAAAACTTTTTGAACGAAACAAGTTTACAAGTTTTAGAAGGTCCTGTTTTGGACATGATGGAGGTATATGAAGATCTAGATCAATTCATAATTGATTCGAGTTACGATGTTAGGTGCTTAGGTTTTGATCCATATAATGCTAGAGAATTTATAGAAAGATGGGAACGAGAAAACGGTCCATATGGAATAGAAAAAGTTATTCAAGGTGCAAAGACTGAATCGGTTCCTTTAGGAGAATTAAAAACTTTAGCCGGAGAAAGAATGTTAATTTTTGATCAAGATCTTATGGGTTTTGCCATGGGTAACGCTATTACATTAGAAGATACTAATGGTAATAGAAAACTATGGAAAAAAAGATACGAACAAAAAATAGATCCGGTTGCAGCATTAATGGATGCTTACGTGTCCTTTAAATTAAATAAGGAATCTTTTGAATGAAAGGAGGCGATGCATAGTGCCAGATATTTTAACAAGACTTAAAAATGCTTGGAATGTATTTCGAGATAGAGATTGGCTTCCGTCTAATAATATTGGTATGAGTTATTCATATAGACCTGACAGAACTCGAATGTATTTAGGAACCGAAAGGTCGATTTTATCTTCGATTTATACAAGAATAGGCATTGATGTCTCCGCCATTCCAATTCGGCACGTTCGTCTAGATGAAAACGAACGTTTTGATGAGTTAATTAATTCTGGTCTGAATAATTGCCTCTCTTTGGAAGCAAATGTTGATCAAACAGGTAGAGCATTTATTCAAGACGTTACAATGTCATTATGTGATGAAGGTGTTGTCGCAATAGTACCTATTGATACTACAACCAATCCCAAAGTTTCTGGAGCTTATGACATATTAACAATGAGAACTGGAAAAATTACTCAATGGTATCCAGAACATGTAAGGGTTTTAGTTTATAATCAACGAACTGGTAATAAAGAAGAAATTGTTCTTCCTAAAACAGTAGTAGCTGTTATAGAAAATCCTTTATATGCTGTAATGAATGAACCTAACTCAACATTGAAACGTCTTATTGATAAATTAAATATTTTAGATGCTATCGATCAACAAAGTGGTTCTGGTAAATTAGATTTAATCATTGGTTTACCTTATACAATAAAAACTGAATTAAAAAGACAGCAGGCAGAACAACGTAGAGTTGATATCGAAACACAACTTCAAGGTTCTAAATACGGAATCGCGTATACAGACGCAACAGAAAAGATTACTCAGCTCAATAGACCCGCAGAAAATAACCTTATGAATCAAATCGAGTTTTTAACGAGTATGCTATATAGCCAGTTAGGATTAACTCGAGAGATTTTTGAAGGGAAAGCTGAGGAAAAAGATATGATTAATTATTATAATCGTACTATAGAACCTATACTTTCTGCTATTAGTGATGGGATGAAAAGAGTTTTTCTTACGAAGACAGCTAGATCTCAGCGTCAATCTATTATGTTTATTAGAGATCCGTTTAGATTAGTTCCAACTTCACAACTTGCAGATATTGCTGATAAATTTACTAGAAATGAAATTCTAAGTTCAAATGAATTGCGAGGAATTATTGGTTTAAAACCAAGTAAAGATCCAGCAGCTGATGAATTACGTAATAAAAACATAAATCAACCCGAAGAGAATACAGAAGAGCCTGTTGAAAATCAAAATGGAAGAAAGGACGTTAATTATGACGAAAAAGAAGTATGATTTTGCGGGTTACGCCACAAAAGTTGGATTGAAATGCGCAGATGGTCGTACTATTATGCCTGATGCTTTTAAAGAAAATGATGGCAGCGTTGTTCCTTTAGTTTGGCAGCATATGCATTCAGAACCATCTAATGTCTTAGGTCATGCATTATTAGAGCATCGCGACGATGGCGTATACGCATATTGTAATTTTAACAACAGTGATCAAGGAAAGAACGCTAAACTTCTAGTAGAGCATGGAGATATTACAGCTCTTTCTATTTATGCTAATGGCTTAGTAGAAAAATCCAAGAACGTTCTTCATGGAGTAATTAGGGAAGTTAGTTTAGTTCTTGCAGGAGCGAATCCTGGTGCTTTAATTGATAATGTTGGCATGGCTCATGCTGATGGCAGTATTGTCGATTTAGAAGACGAAGTTATTATTTATACAGATTCGGGATTAGAATTTAATATTCCTGTTGTTGAAGAAATTCAACATGCCGATGAAGTTGAAGAATCTGAAGAAACAGTAGCGGACGTTTTTAATACTTTATCTGAAAAGCAGAAAGTTGCAGTTGCAGCGATCATTGCTGAAATTGTAGATGAAGATGAAGAAGTTGACCATTCTAATATTGATGATGAAGGAGAAGAAGTTATGAAAACAAATGTATTTGACGGTTCGGCATTGAAGCATGATCGGCCTCGTCTAACCCCTGAGCAATTTAGTGTTATTATCGCTGATGCGAAAAAGATGGGTTCCTTTAAAGAGTCTTTTCTTGCCCATGCTGGTACTTATGGTATTGACAATATCGATTATTTATTTCCTGATGCTCAGGCGGTAACTAATGAGCCAGTTTTGTATTCGCGTGATATGGCGTGGGTTGATGGCGTTATTAATGGTACTCGACATACTCCATTTTCCAGAATTAAGAGCATGTATGCTGATATTACAGTTGAAACTGCTCGTGCTTTAGGTTATGTTACTGGTGCGTTGAAGAAAGAAGAAGTATTTGCGTTACTTCGCCGGATTACGACTCCTACTACTATCTATAAAAAGCAGAAACTTGATCGTGATGATATTGTTGATATTACCGATCTCGATGTTGTAGCTTGGATGAAACGTGAAATGCGTCTGATGCTTAATGAGGAAATTGCTCGGGCAGTTCTTATCAGCGATGGTCGTGATCCTGTAACGGAAGCAGCAGATAAAATTGATGAGACGTCAATTCGTCCTATTTGGAAAGACGATGACATGTATGCGCATAAGGTTCAGACTCTCTTGGCTGATGGTTATGATGATATCATCGATAAGGTAATTCTTGGCCGTATTAACTATAAAGGATCTGGTAGTCCTACTTTGTATGGTAGTAGCACTTTTATTACCAATATGCTTCTATTGAAGGATACACAAGGTTATCGCCTTTATAAGACTGAATCGGAACTTGCAGCTGCTCTTCGCGTATCAAACATCGTTGAAGTTCCCCTAATGGAAAACTTGGTTCGTGAAGCTGGGGAAACAGACTATAAGCTTCTGGGAATTATCGTAAACCTTCGCGACTACGTCATTGGTGCCGATAAAGGTGGCCAAATCAGCATGTTCGATGACTTTGATATCGATTACAACCAGTACAAGTACCTACTGGAAACTCGTATCTCTGGGGCTTTGGTTGCTCCGAAGTCAGCTCTTGTTATCGAACAGGCAACTACCTAATAGGGAGTAATTAATGGCAAAGTTTCACGGGATGATCGGATACGTTTCTACTGAGGAAACTTCGCCTGGCGTTCATGAGGAAGTTGTTACGGAGCGTGCTTATGTTGGTGACATTCTCCGTAACAACCAACGTTGGGAAGAATCGCAGCAACTTAATGATAATTTTACTATTAGTAGTAGATTTAGTATAGTTGCCGATGCTTTTGCCTATGAGAATTTTCCTCTTATTCGTTATATTGTTTACATGAATTCAAAATGGAAGGTAAACACCATCGAAATTCAAAGACCTAGAATAATTTTGAATATCGGAGGTATTTATAATGGCTGATAGATTAGAATTACATCAATTATTATTGACGATTTGTTCCAATGTTTATTTTCAGCCTCCTTCAGCGGATAAAATGATTTATCCATGTATTAAATATGAACGAAGTAGGTTTTCTTCACGTTTTGCTGATAATTTACCTTATAATTCTCATAAACAGTATACAATTACTGTAATAGATCCGAATCCTGATAGCATGATTCCGGATGCAATTGTGGCATTACCACAATGTATACATGATAGAAGTTATAAGGCAGATAATTTAAATCATGACGTATTTAACATTTATTTTTAAGGAGATTTAATATGGCTAAATTAGTTTGGGATGATGCTGGAAAGCGTTTGTTTGAAACTGGTGTTGATCATGGGGTTTTATATCCCATGGATGCTCTTGGTGCTTATCCTCTTGGTGTAGCTTGGAACGGTCTAATTTCGGTTTCCGAGTCGCCTTCTGGTGCTGAATCAACGCCTCTTTATGCCGATAATATCAAATATCTGAACTTGGTATCTGCTGAAGAATTTGGTGGAACTATTGAAGCATATACCTATCCTGATGAATTTGCAGCTTGTGATGGTTCTGTAGAAGCTGTAGATGGTGTTATGCTTTCTCAACAGGGCCGTGCAAAATTTGGACTTTGTTATCGGACATTGCTAGGAAATGATACTGAAGGTCAGGAATTTGGTTATAAATTGCATTTGATTTATGGTTGTCAAGTTGCACCTTCAGAAAAGGCTTATCAAACCTTGAATGAAAGTCCAGAGGCTATTACCTTTTCTTGGGAACTTACAACTACTCCTGCTCCAGTTACCGGTCACAAACCTACTGCATGCATCGTTATTGATAGTTCAAAGGCTGATCCAACTAAGTTGGCAGCTCTTGAATTGGTTCTCTTTGGTGATACGGCCGTTGAACCAGAGCTACCAAGTCCGGACGAAGTCATTTCTATGATGACTACTCCGTAATTTATATTTTATTTAAGAGCCCTAGAAATATTCCTAGGGCTCTTAAATTTTAAGGAGATATGAATGCTGACTATAAATTCAATAATATCTTCTGGTTCCGATGATGCTCATGAACAAAATAATGGTCAAGTTGTTATTAATAGTACTACTTTGCTAAATGTTGATGGTGTAAATGAGTGGAACGGTTTTATATTTAGAAATATAAATATTCCAGAAGGAGCCATCATATTAAATTCATATCTTACAGTAAGAATGTATCAATCAGCACTCGATGAACCAGATGTTACTTTTTATGGTTTAGATATTCAAAATCCTCCAACTTTTACAACCGCTTTAAATAATTTATCCAGCAGAACTAGAACTTCAGCTAGCGTTGATTGGTCAAATGCTGATACTGGACAGAGTGATGTTAATACGAGTGATTTATCATCAATTATACAAGAACTTCTAGATTCATATGGACCGTATGAGAGTGGGTCAATTGGTATCGTTATGACAAGTAGGGTTAACGACGCTAATAGAGATACTTCTATTATTTCATATGAGGGTAGTAGCTCATTTTGTCCGCGTTTGACTATTGAATATACAGAAGGAAATCTTGGACCATCGGTTGTATTAGATACTCCTAATGAACAAGTATTTACTACAAACCAACCAACATTATTATTTACAGGAACAGATCCAGATTCGGATGATTTAGTATATGAAATTCAAATTTCGGATAATCCTAATTTTATTGGTGGAGTTATTCTATGTGATAATCATTTAGGTGATGGTGCGAGTCTTCATCCTAATCCTACTGGATCTTTAAATTGGTTAAATGTTGGACAAGTTGATGATCGTTTTGGTCAAGGTTATCAAGGATATGGTGGTATTTTATATAGTGTTCAATATAAATTTCATAGTGATGAACAAGAATCAACAGACGGATATGTTTTAGGTCGTATATATGAACATGCTGGAACTTTTGGAGTGGATGGTACTCCATTAAATCCGGCAGAACCCCAAGATACACCTACTCCAGGATGGATTGCAGAAAGTGAAAGTATATATTTTGACGGACCTTTAGCTGGTACTGTATCAACTTTTAAAGAGTTTAGATTTTATGATGAAAATCGTATAAGAATGATTTCCGGGCATAAATATTTTACAATTGCTGATTGGGTTCCGATAAATAATTTAGTTTATGCAAATACTGTGAGATTTAGTGGAGATAGTATAAGTCCAGATCATTTGGGAAATGCTTATATTGACGGAGCGTCAGTACCTAATAATGGTGTAAGAACTGATTTTGATTTAAATTTTCAAATTTATGAAGAATTTGTTTTAAATTATAAAAAATCAGATTTAGATATTGGTTTTAATAATGTTGATTCGCCAGGAGATACAAATCCATTTAATAGTGGGGACCAAATATCATTTACCATTCAACTTGCTGATGCATTAGATAATACTGTCTATTATTGGAAAGTTCGTTGTATTGATCCTAACGGAATTAATATATGGAGTGAATGGACTACTCCTAGATCTTTTACGATTAATGTAGAATCTGGTGGAGGAAATACTTACGAAGATTCTTTAATTATAGATAGATTTTCTAATTTTGGTGATATTAATAATTTGGAATTAGATTCATCATTAAATTTCGAAAAGTTAGTAAATATTTTTACCGAATCTTATGCAGTTATAGAAGAATTTTTCAACATGCTACAAATAAATTCGTTAATTTCTAATGTGGTTCAAGTTATTAACGAAGTACTAAACATTGAAAAAATTACAGAAATAATTTATCATCCTTTTTATACAATTAATACTTTATTAACTATTTCTCTATTAAAAGATATAAATTCCTCTGGGGGTTTTATCTTTGAGTCTAGTTTAAATCTTAATCAAGTAATAGATATGAATGAAGGAGGAGGATTATCTCTAACTGACTATCTTTTGCTAAATAAGGATGCTAGTATTAATCTATCTTCGAGTTTAATTGCTGGAGGAATAGTTTCTTTAAATCGTTTAAATGAATTTAATACTTTAACTACCTTATCTATGTTATCGGAGTTATTAGTTAGTAATAATTTGACGATGATTGGTATTGGTAATTCCAATTCTAATGTTGGATTAATATTATCAAAATCTGCATTTGTAAATCAAAATGGAGGTTTTAATATTAATAATGATCTAACTTTAGGACGATTTATAGGTATTAATTCGTTAAACGTTTTGAGTAAGGAAGAATTTTTAGATATTTCTAAACAAATAGGGATTGAAAATTCGATTCAAATTTCATTTAATTCAAATTTAGAAATTAGTCGAGATTCTTTTTTTGTAGTAACAAATGATTTAGAATTAGAGTCAATATTAAATATAGCGAAAGAAGTAGCTTTCGGTATACAAGTTATTGGAAATTTAGATTTAGCTGTATCCTTAGGGATAGCTTTACTAATTTCGTTATCTGGTTCTAGTTTGTCTGGTGATATTATTACTCCACCAACAAGGATATATGCAATACCTTCTGAGAATCGAGTATATATTATCGATGTCGAAAATCGAATTTATTTAATTGATTCAGAAAATCGAATTTTAAAGATTAAAAAATAGGAGATAGTTTCATGAATAATTACATTGGAAAAATTAGTTTAAAAAATCGTTATATGATTGAATGTTATGATAAAGATGGAAATCTTAAATGGAAGGACGAATTTCATAATCTTGTTCCTATCGTAGGATTGAACGATTCTTTAGATAAGCATCTTAAAGGTGTTACCTATACTGCTGCCTGGTATGTTGGTTTAACTGATGAGACTCCTATTGCCAACGCCAATGACACAATGGCAAGCCATGCTGGTTGGACTGAAATTGTTGCTTATTCAGAAGCAACTCGTCCTGCTTTAACTCTTGGAATTGTCGCAAATGGTTCAGTAGATAATTCTGCGTCTAAAGCATCATTTTCTATTAATGGACCAACAACTGTTGGCGGAGCATTTATTGTTTCAGTAAATACAAAAGGTGGAACTACTGGAATTTTATATGGTATTGGACCATTTACTGGTGGTGATAGAGCAGTTCAGAATGGAGACACATTAAATGTAACTGTAACGGCAACGGCGGCAGCTAGTTAAGGTGCATCATGAAAACTTGGGATAAAAGCCCTAGTTCAACTTTAGAATATACCTGGGATTGGACTGAGTGGCTTGGAAATGATTCTATTGCAGAATTTACGCTTGAAAATACTTCAGGTATAGTAATTGATTCTTTTATAAAAGTTGATCAAAAAATTATAGTTTGGGTATCTGGTGGAACTTTAAACGAGCACGAAATGGTTACATGTAAAATTGAAACTGTAGGTGGTCGTAAAGAAGAAAGAACCGCTATATTTGATCTAAAACAACGATAAGGAGAAAAATGTTAAAAAAGACTATTAAGTATGTGGATTTTGAAGGAAATGAACGTGAAGAAGTTTTTCATTTTAATTTCACTAAAGCTGAATTGACCGAAATGGCTTTATCGGTTGATGGTGGATTGGAAAAACAAATTCATAAGATTATTGCAGAACAGGATATGCCAAAAATCATTGAACTTTTTAAGCGTATGATTTTGGATTCTTATGGGGAAAAATCTCCGGATGGTAAACGTTTTGTGAAGAGTAAAGAATTACGCGATTCATTTGAACAGACAGAAGCATACAGTACATTATTTATGGAATTAGTTAATGACGCTGTTGCCGCTTCGGCTTTCGTTAATGCTATTACGCCCCAAGTTAAATAGTAAGAAAAAGGATAACAGAGAATGCTTCAATTAAATATTCCTCCTCAAGAACTTTATGATGAAGAAGAAAATTTATTTATCGAATTAAAAGGGCAAACACTCCAATTGGAGCATTCTCTAGTTTCCATATCCAAATGGGAATCTAATTGGTTAAAGCCCTTTTTGTCGAAAGATAAAAAAACCTCAGAAGAAATATTGGATTATGTTAGATGCATGACTATAAATTCTAATGTAGATTCTAATATATATAATTTTATAGATAATTCCATGATGGAAAAGATTAGTAGCTATATAGAAAATCCGATGACAGCAACTACTTTTCCACCAGATAAAACTTCAACTACAAATAGAGAGATTGTCACCTCAGAATTAATTTATTATTGGATGATTGCATTTAATATACCATTTGAATGTCAGAAATGGCATTTAAGTAGACTATTGGTATTGATTAACATATGCAATTTCAAAAATCAACCTAAAAAGAAAATGAGTAAGTCTGAAATACTTAGAAGAAACAGAGATATAAACGCCGCAAGACGAGCAGCTCTTGGTAGTAGAGGTTAATATGATTAAATTTACTCATAGAGGAAGTTTTAAAAATATAGAAAAATTCCTTGACCGTAGTCGGAAATTAAATTTCTTAAATACTTTAAACAAATATGGTAAAGAAGGAGTTAATGTATTAAGTGCCGCTACACCAAAAGATACTGGATTAACCAGTTCTTCTTGGGATTATATTATTGAAAATAGAAGAACTGGATATGCTTTATCTTGGAAAAATAATAACATTAATGAGGGAGTAGTAATTGCTATTATATTACAATATGGGCACGGTACTGGTAGTGGTTATTTTGTTGAGGGTGTAGATTATATTAACCCTGTAATGCGGCCATTATTTGATAGACTGGTCGAAGAATTATGGAAGGAGGTAACGATTTTATGAGTCGTACTGTAGATAATCGTGTAGTCGAGATGGACTTTGATAATAAACAGTTTGAATCTGGCGTTCAAACTAGTTTAACATCATTGGATAAGCTTAAAAAAGGTCTAAATTTAGACGAATCTTCTAAAAGTTTATCTCGTTTATCTGAAGCTGGAAAATTGTTAAACTTATCAAGTATAGGAGATGGAGTTACTAATATCTCTAGTAAATTTTCCGCTTTGGGTGTTATTGGATTTACCGTCCTTCAAAATCTTACTACTGCGGCAATCGATTTCGGAAGAAAAATGGTTACTGCGGTACTTAATCCAATGCGAACTGGGCTTTCAGAATATGAAACTCAGATGAACGCTATTCAAACAGTTTTAGCGAATACTGAATCAAAAGGTACTACATTAGAAGATGTTAACAAGGCTTTAGATGAATTAAATACCTATGCTGATAAAACTATATATAATTTCTCAGAAATGACGAAAAATATTGGTACATTTACAGCAGCTGGTGTAAATCTAGATACTGCTACTGCGGCGATTAAAGGTATTGCGAATTTAGCGGCTATTTCAGGATCAAATTCTCAACAAGCTAGTACGGCAATGTATCAACTATCTCAAGCTATGGCTAGTGGTACAGTCAAATTAATGGACTGGAATTCAGTAGTTAATGCTGGTATGGGGGGTCAAGTATTTCAAGATGCACTGAAAGAGACTGCTAGAGTTAGTGGTATAGCTATCGACGATATTATTGAGAAAAATGGAAGTTTTAGAGAAAGTTTACAAGAAGGTTGGTTAACTAGCCAAGTTTTAACTGATACTCTAGCTAAATTTACAGGAGATCTTAATGAAGAACAATTAAAGGCAATGGGTTATACAGAAGATCAAATTGCCGGAATTGTTAGATTAGGAAAAACTGCAAGTGATGCCGCAACCAAAGTTAAAACTTTTACTCAATTAAAGGATACACTTCAAGAATCTTTACAATCTGGATGGGCTAAAAGTTGGCAAATAGTTTTAGGTGATTTTGAAGAAGCTAAAGTATTTTTTACTGAAGTTAGTGATACTTTAGGTGGACTAATTCAAAAATCTTCAGATTCTAGAAACGCCGTTTTACAAGGTTGGAAAGATTGGGGTGGAAGAGTATTATTAATTGATGCTTTAAGAGATGCATTTAATGGTGTTTTATCTATAGCCAAACCAATAAGTGAAGCTTTTAATGAAATATTCCCTCCAAAATCTTTAGAAACTCTTAAAGCTTTAACTCTTAATCTTTGGTTGTTTGCGCAAAGATTAACTTTAAGTAGCGATACTGCAGATAAAGTAAAAAGAATATTTCTAGGATTATTTGCCGGTTTAGATATAGTTCGAGATGTTATAGTAACCTTAGCTGGTGCGTTTTTAGATTTAGGTAAATCGGTAGCTCCTTCTGGCGATAGTATTTTAGATTTTCTAGTTGGAATAGCCGATTTTATAGTTGGTGTTAGAGATGCTATAAAAATTAATGATACTTTTGGAATAGCACTAGATACTATAAAAGAAAAATTCGCAACTGCTAAAGCAAAAATAATTGACTTTGTAAATGGTCTTAAAGATAGTTTTAATAGTTTTAAAGAGTTATTTTCCGGTCTATTTAAAGATGTTGATACTGGGCCAATAGAATCTTTCTTTGAAAAATTTAAGATACGTTTTGCACCATTAACAAGTCTTGGAAAAGGCGCTTCTATTGCTATTGGTGGTTTATTTAATTTAATAAAAAAGATTTCTCCAACGTTATTTAAATTTGCTAGCGCCATCGGTCAATTTGTAATGGATTTAGGTTCATCAATAGTAAAGGGTATTACTAATTTAGACTTTAGTGCTTTATTTGATACTATTAACGGTGGACTATTAGCAGCATTAATCTTGGCTATTAGAGAATTTGTCACCAAAGGTAGTGGTGCTTTAGACAATGTATCTGGTATGTTTGACGGATTGGTTGGAATATTAGACGGTGTCCGCGGAAGTTTGGAAGCTTGGCAACAAAATTTAAAAGCCAAAACTTTACTCACAATAGCCGGAGCAATAGGTATATTGGCGGCATCTTTACTAGTTATATCAACTATAGATTCAAAGAAACTTACTAGTTCTCTTCTTGCTATAACTGCAATGTTTACTCAACTAATGGGTTCTATGTCAGTATATAGTAAGATATCCGGACCAACGGGAGGTGTTGGAGGGGCAACAGCCTTAGTTGCATTATCTTTATCACTTCTTATTTTATCTGGCGCAGTTTCAACATTAGCTAAGTTAAATGCTCAAGAATTAGGACAAAGTTTAGTTGCAGTAGCTCTTTTAATTACAGGTCTTACTATATTTTCAAAACAAATAAATGCAAATACCGGAAATATTCTAAAAGCATCAATTGGGTTAATGGCTTTTGGTTTAGCTTTAGGAATAATGGCAGACGTTGTTAGAGAATTAAGTATTTTAAAACCTGAGGAGTTTAAAAAAGGGTTACTCGGCGTTGGTGTATTGATAGCTGAAATTGCGTTATTTTTGCAAGTAGCTAATATTGATAAAATGGGCTTTACAAAAGGCCTTGGTTTAATGGCTTTGGCTGCTTCTTTAAATTTGATGGCTATAGCAGTAAAAACTTTCGCCGATATGGATGCAGGAAAAATACAACAAGGTCTTTTGGCAATAGGGGCAGTTTTAGTAGAATTAGCTTTATTTACTCAGTTAAGTGGTGGAGGTAAAGGAATAGTTACTACAGCAATAGGTATGACTATACTTGGAGCGGCAATGCTTATATTTGCAGAAGCTGTAAAACGTATGGGCGATTTATCTTGGGAACAAATAGGTAAAGGATTAGCTACTATGGCTGGTTCTTTGCTAATCATATTTGGAGCTGTTAAATTATTTCCTAAAAATATGCTGCTTACTGGTATAGCAATGCTAGTTGTAGCAGAATCTCTAGTTATTTTGTCTTCTGCTTTAGCATCTATGGGAGATATGACTTGGGAAGAAATAGCAAAAGGGCTTACCGCTTTAGCTGGTTCATTAGCTATATTAGCTATAGGCCTATATGCTATGCAAGGATCGTTAATGGGAGTAGTAGCTTTAGTTGCTGCATCTGTGGCTTTGACTCTTTTGGCACCAGCTTTAGCAACTTTGGGATCTATGTCTATAACTGAAATTGGTATTGGTTTATTGGCATTAGCCGGTGTATTTCTGTTACTCGGTGTTGCTGGATATGCCTTAACTCCAGTAATACCTACTCTTTTGGGATTAGCCGCATCTATGATTTTAATAGGTATAGCTACCATGGGAGTTGGTGTCGGAATTATGCTATTTTCAGCAGGTTTAGCCACGTTAGCTGTGTCTGGAACTGCCGCAGCTGTAGCTATAGTTTCTATGATATCTATATTGTTAGGTATTATACCTTTAGTCGTTAAGAGCCTGGTTGATGCTATTATATTATTTGGCAAATTGATAATAGAAGCTACGCCAGTCGTTAAGGACGCGATAAAAGGTTTATTAATGGCAGTTATAGAAATTATCATAGAGGTAACTCCTAAATTATTTGATGCCCTTACTAAGTTATTAAAGGGTTTGATACAATTAATTAGAGATGTTGTACCAGAATTCATCGATACAGTATTATATTTACTTGGTGAATTGTTATCATCTATTGCGTCAAAAGTTCCGGAATTTGTCCAATCGGGTTTTGATATTTTAATCGGCTTTCTAAAAGGTATTCGTGATAACATTAAAGAAGTAGTAACTGTTGCTATTGAAATAGTTAATGAATTTATCGATGGTGTCGCAGATAAAATCGATGACGTTATTCAATCGGGTGTTGATCTGATTATCGCATTTATTGATGGCCTAGCAAAAGCAGTTAAAACTCAAGGACCAGCTTTAAATAGTGCTATTGGAGGTCTTGCGACTGCTATTATCAACGCACTTACTGATGGAATTATGAGTGGCGTTGGTGGTGTTGTAAAGGCTATTAGTAGTTTGGCTGGTTCTGCTGTTACAGCTTTGAAAACTTTATTGGGCATTTTCTCTCCCTCAAGAGTATTTAGATCATTAGCTAATGAAATTCCAGCTGGTGTTGCTCTTGGAATTAAAGAATATGCTTATAAAGTTGTTGCTGCTACGAGGAACATGGGTAAAAGAGCTATCGATGGAATGAGTGGTGCTATATCTAAAATTAGTGACGTCCTAAATAGTAATCTAGACGCAAATCCGTCTATTAGACCAGTAATCGATCTTACAGATGTGATAAGTGGTACAAATAAAATAGATGAACTTTTTGGTAAAAAATCCCCGGGGATAAATCCGGCAATATCAAAGGTACAAATGATTGCTGGAGGTATTCAAAAAGGATTTGAAAGTTTCAATGATAGTAGAAATGGTTTACCAACAGTATCGTTAGTACAAAATAATTATTCACCAAAAGCTTTGTCTAGGATAGAAATATATCGTCAGACAAAGAACCAACTCGCAACTTTGAAAGGATTGGTATGATAAAAACTGTAAAAGTAACCAATCATGTTGGCGAGTCTATTACTATGGAGTTGAGGTTCCCGGAGAAATCCGGGTTCCTCATTCAAAAAATAGAAGGACTCGGACCTAGTAAAGCTGATATTAATTTATCTCGTATAGTTGGAATGGATGGATCTATTTATAATTCAGCTTATGCTGAATCTAAGAATATAGTATTTAATATTCTTTTTGTGGAGTTTCCTACTATTGAAGATTCTAGACATAATTCTTATAAATATTTTCCATTAAAAAAACTTATAAAATTAGAATTTGAAACTGATAAAAGAACAAGTGTAATTTACGGATATGTTGAAAGTAATGAACCAGACATCTTTAATGAACAATCTGCCTGTACAATTTCGATAGTATGTCCTGAAGCTTATTTTCACGATATAGATGATCAAATTACAACTTTTTCCAACATATTTTCTAAATTTGAATTTCCATTTAGTAATAATTCTTTGGTTGATAAATTATTAGTAATTAGTTATTTAGAGTACAATACAACTAAAATAATAACATATTTGGGAGATTCTGATGTTGGTATTCTTTTACATATTCATGCTGTAGGTGTTGCTACTGGTATACAAGTTATAAATAGTTTAACGAATGAATCAATTTTTATAGATGATTCGATAATAACAAGTATTACCGGAAGTGGTATAGTTGCGGGTGATGATATTTATATATCTTCAGTCGATGGAGATAAATATATTATTTTAATCCGTGGTGGCAATGAATATAATATATTGAATTCTTTGGGACCGAATCCGGATTGGTTTAGATTTATACTTGGAGATAATATATTACTATATACAGCTATTACTGGACTTTCAAATTTGTTATTTGAAGTAAGAAATAAAGTAGCATATAGCGGAGTCTAATATGATATTATATTTATTAGATTCGAATTTTGCCAAAATTGATGTTGTAGATACATATAATTCATTTATATGGACGGATAGATATAATGAAATGGGTGATTTCGAATTAGTGACTTCTCCTAATTCGAAATATATTAATAATTTATCTAATGCGTCATATATTCAGTTGCCGATATCAGATAGTTTAATGTTGATTGAATATATTAATCTACATACCGAACTTGAAGAAGCTGATACTATCATTTTAAAAGGACGCTCTCTTGAATCTATATTATTAAGGCGTGTTATCAATAGGACTGTTTTAACAGGAAATCTTCAAACTGGAATTTCATTATTATTAAATTCGAATATTATAAATCCATTAGATATTAAAAGAAAAATTGATAATTTTATATTTACTTCTTCAGTTGATCCAGCGATAACAAATCTTACATTTAATTCCGCTTATTTAGGAGAGACGTTATATAAAGCAATTTCAGAAATATGTATAGAAAAAGGTATAGGATTTAAAATATTAATTAATTCCAATTTTCAATTCGATTTTAAATTATATGCTGGAAAAAATAGATCGCACGATCAAATTTTATTACCATATGTCACTTTTTCTCCAAAATTTAGAAATTTAATAACTGCTGATTATTATCAATCAAATGAATTTTTGAAAACTGCAATTTTAGTTGGGGGAGAGAAAGGTGTTGGAAATAAAAGATATACATATTATTATGACGCTTCTTCCGGTTCTATTACAGGTCTAAATTTAAGAGAAATGTATAAAGAAGTAAATGATGTTAGTAGAAATATTGAAGGCGGCGGTCAATTAACAGATAGCGAATATGATTTATTGCTAAAACAAAAAGGTATAGAAGAATTAGCAAAAAATATATTTGTCGAAGCTTTTGATGGTGAAATTGACGTAAATAATAAAACTTTTATTTATGGAGAAGATTTCTTTTTAGGAGATATAGTTCAAGTTCAAGATAATTATGGACATTCAGTAAAATCAAGAGTTAGTGAAATTATATATTCTAAAAATCAAGAAGGTATTAAAATATATCCAACCTTTAAATTGGTTTTGGAATAAAGGAGAAAATATGGCTTTAACGTATGGTTTTTACGATTCTGTATTAGGAGACAGAACATATAATGCTCTTCAAATGAGTAGTATATTTGATGGAATTATCGAAGATGGAGTATTTGCTACTTATGGAAATGCATTTGCTGTTGCCCCCGGTACAGGTATGCAAGTTTCTGTTGGTATAGGACGTGCGTGGTTTAAACATACTTGGACTTATAATGATTCAGCTTTATTACTAAATTTAGCTGCAGCACATGCTTTACAATCTCGTATTGATATTGTAGCTTTAGAAGTTAATAAAGAAACAGGAGTTCGTGCAAACAGTATTAAAATTATTCAAGGAAGTAATGCTTCATCACCAGTTCCTCCAGCTTTAACTAATACTGCCACTATAAATCAATATGCTCTTGCTCATATTTTTATTGGTCCAGCTGTTACAAGTATTATTCCAGCAAATATAACAAATAAAATAGGAACTACTGATACTCCATTTGTTACAGGTCCTTTGACAGTAGTTGATGCTAGTATATTTATGGATCAATGGGAATCTGAATTTATAATTTGGTTTGATGAAATGAAGGACCAGCTTAGTTCTGACGCAGCTGGCAACCTTCAACTTCAAATTAATAATCATGATCATTCTGGCGGAGATGGTCAACCTATTACTTATGGTGGTTTGGCTACAAATGCTGTTGGTACATTGAATATTATTGACTTGAGTGTAACAGGTGCAAAACTTGCATCTAATTCTGTTGATGATACAAAAGCGGGAGATAGAGTTCCTCAATTTTATAGGAGAAAAGGAGGAAATTCAACTATTTGGAAAACTCCTGGAACAACCAATTATACTCCTGCAGCGGTAAGGATGCAAGCCGGATCAATAACTCTTGTAGATTTATTAACAACTATTACATTTCCTGTAACTTTTTCTCAACCACCATTGGTATTTATAAGTCCGGTAGAATTAGGTTCAGATGTTGGTTGGGTAAGTATTCAATATCGATCAGAAAATATTCTTTCTGGATCTTTTCAAATTCGTTTAAGTGGTATTCCAGCAGTAGGTCAAGCTGGAAATGAATTTCATTGGCTAGCAATTGGACCTGAATAGGATAAATAAAATGAAAATTTTAAATATGATTTTACTTTTATCTTTGATGATCATTTTAATCGCAAATGTTATTCCAAATGATAAAGGTTTTTGGATTTGTGTTCCTGGAAATATCGGAGATCCTACATACAATAAATATATTGTATGTGGTATGGGACAAACTCCCAAATTTATTATACCTGTTTATCATCGAATTACTCCACATGTATTACTATAATGCTTATTAAATTATGGAAACTTTCCCAAGTACAACTCATATCATGGACTTATTACTGACATTTATGATCACATTGGCTACGTCTTCAGGTTTTTGGATAATGGTAAATAAGAAACTCGAATCCAAAGATTTGGGACGAAAATTGCTCATCGGGCTCGCCCACGATAGAATTGTATATTTGTCAATGAAATATATAGAATGTCAATGCATTACTCAAGATGAATACGAAAATCTTGTTCAATATTTATATGAACCATATTTAAATCTTGGAGGAAATGGATCTGTTAAAAGATTGATGGAAGAAGTTAACAAGTTAGCTATAATAAATAATCGAAGGAGAAAAGATGATGTTTCTAACTAATAAGGTATTTGATACGCTTAAATGGATTGCCCAATTTTTACTTCCTGGTCTTGCTACATTGTATTATGCACTTTCTGGTATTTGGAATCTTCCATATCCAAAAGAAGTTGTGGGAACTATTGTAGCTTTTTCGGTATTTCTAGGTGCTTTATTGGGAATTACTAATGTACAATATAAAGATTCTTTGTATGCCGAATCCAAAATTCTAAGCGGATATTCTGTAAGAACGAATGTAATTAAAACTTTTGAGAAAGGCTCTTTTCCTCTTGCTATGACCGGCGATGTATATGAAATTCTTAAATGGGTTACTTTAATTCTTATGCCTTCTATTGGTACTTTATATTTTGCAGTTTCTCAATTGTGGAATCTACCATATGGTGAACAGGTAGTAGGAACTATTGCGGCTCTTACAGCTTTCTTAGGTCTTATGCTTGGCGTAAGTACCGCGCAATATAAGGCTATGTATCGTAAACAACAAGAAGAATCCGAAAAGAAGGAAACGAACGAGCCAATCCTTTAAAAGTGTTTCTCTCGCATTAAAAACATAGTTTATAATGAAGGGAGAAGACACTATGAAAAGGAAAATTTCGACAGAGATAGAACATATACTTGTGGAAATGGAGAACCTGAATCCTATTTCAGAAGAATATAAAGTCGCTGCCGCCAACTTGAAAGTCCTATGCGAAAGTAAGAAGATAAACGCATCGGATACTCTAGTTTTGGCTGCGACAAATATTCTAGGAATAATTCTAGTTCTATATTTCGAACGGGCAAATGTTATAGGCTCGAAGGCTTTCAATATCATAAGGCGTCTCTAACAATCTTAGAAGGTATGTGAAAAACATACCTTCTAATTTTTCGCGTGAAAAACACAGCATATAATGAAGATACTATATTTTATAAGGAGAAAAAAATGGACAAGCTTCGCAACATCAAGATCGATAAGGAAAAGGTCGTGGTATTTACGAAAGGCTTCATCAAAGGCGTGTTAATCGCCGGAGCTGTAGTCGGAGTATATTACCTGGTCACTAACCTGAACGGGGAAGATGAATCGGAAAATGTTCCTGAAATCTCTCAGGAATAATAGTTTTAAGAGTCTTGCAAAAATGCAAGACTCTTTTTTTTTAAGGAGAAAAAATGGAATACTTTCTTGCTTTTATATGTGTTATGCCAATGGCTGTTCTAGTAGGATTGGTTATGTTTGAATTTTTAATTTGGTTGGGAAAAGGAGGAAAGGATGATTAAAGGTAAGATTATGAAAACTGGGAAAAATCTTGTAAAAGGTGCACGCAAGAACAGCCCAGAAATATTAACGTGGTTAGGCGTTAGTGGTGTAATCACAACAACCATGTTGGCTATTAAAGCTACACCAAAAGCTTTAATGGCTATTGAAGAAGTAGAACAACAAAATATTAAAGATCGAGACATTCATGACAAAGATTTGACTAAAATCGAAGTTGTTAAGATAGCATGGAAGTATTATATTCCTACAGTTTTGAGTGGTGCGGCAACAATTGCCTGCGTAATTGGATCAAATAAAATCCTATCAAAACGAAATGCCATTTTAGCAGGATTATATTCGGTTGCTGAATTGAGTCTAAAAGAGTACCAAGAAAAAGTCGTTGAAATGATCGGTAAAAATAAAGAAGGAAAAGTACGTGAAGCTCTTGCTGAGGATGCTCTAAGAGATAATCCCGTATCAAGTAAAGAGATTATCATAACTGGAAAAGGTGAAATTCTTTTATTTGAGCCTCTTTCAGGAAGATATTTTAAATCGGAATTAGAGCAAGTACGAAAGGCCATCAACGATTTTAACTTTGAATTATTGCAAGATATGTTCAAGCCTCTAAACGATCTTTACTATTTTTGGGGGTTGAGTGATACGGAAACTGGGAAGCATCTGGGATGGCAAATAGAAGAAGGCGTTCTGAGTGTGGATTTCACAACCAAATTGGCAGATAATGGTCAACCGTGCGTGGTTTTAAATATTAATCCGCGCCCGAATAAATATGCTTGGTAAAGGAGAAAAAATGTTCGCAAAGATCGTGGAAAAGGTTAAGAACCCTGTCGTTATTAAGGTACTTTCGTCAGTGGTTGGCGCAGTTGCCGGTCTGGTGGTTGCCGTTTTGGTAACTGGAACCGAAGATGTTGCTTCGGATGATGTTCCTTTTGAGGTGGATGAAAATGCTTAA